ACACTGGTAATGCGTCTGCTCTGACTGATGCCGCTATTCGCCGCACCATTCAGCGTTTGGATGACAACGATACTCCTATGGACAATCGTTTCTTCCTGATTCCTCCCTCAAGCCGCAATACCCTTATGGGTCTGGCTCGCTACACCGAACAAGCATTTGTTGGTAATGGCGATGCTATCCGCAATGGTGAAATCGGTAACCTCTACGGCATTCCCGTGTTCACTTCCAGCAATGCTGACTCTGCATCTGCAACAGCCGCTTATCCTACTAGCGGTTCTGCTATTGCCCGTGTCTGCTTGATGGGTCACAAAGACTCTATGGTCTTGGTTGAACAAGTTGGTGTTCGTTCACAAGTGCAATACAAGCAAGAATACCTTGCCACTTTGTTCACAAGTGACACTCTGTATGGCGTAGCCGCCTTGCGTAGTGCCGCTTCAACTGGTGCGGCTAAGTCTTCTTCCATGTTTGCTTTGGTTGTTCCTAGCTAATTGCAGTTGTCCCCTCCATCTCTAGCAATAGCGGTGGGGGGACTTTTTTAATCTAATTAGGAGAAATCAAAAATGGCAACCGCTTCAGCAGTAGTTTCACGCCGTGGTAATGACCAGTTTCGGGGTTTGTTCTCTGACACTTGGGCAGTTACTTGTACTTTAAATGCTGGTTCATTAGTCGATGGTGCTGGTGAAACAGATGATGTAACAGTAGCTGGTGTCGCCTTGGGTGACATGGTTATTGGCGCATCTTTGGGTGTAGATTTGGTTGGTTTGACAGTTACTGGCTATGTCAGTGCCGCAAACACAGTCAAGTTCCGCATTCAAAACGAGTCAGGTTCTACAGCGAATCTTGATTCAGCAACCATGAGAATCGTTATTGTTCGCATGGTGTAAGGATAGGGGGGCTAGTCCCCCCTTTCTCATTTAAGGGTTTTATGGCTACTTTTCGTTGTTTACAGTCGGGTAATTGTGTGACTTTTACCCTCCAGCATGACATTGATTCCATGAAGGGTCATCAGGGTTATGTTATGGTAGACGAGCCAGAAGTAACCATAGAATCTGTAGAATCAGAGACTAGAACAGATACCGCATTTACTGCGCCTGTCCCAACAATTAAGCGTATGGGAAGACCAAGAAAGGTAGCAAATGTCTGAAGTTGATGCAAGAGATTTTGGCAAACTAGAGGCTCAAGTAGAGGCACTCCAAAAGGAAGTTCATTCCTTGAGTACAGATGTCAAATCATTATTAGCCCTTGCAAACAAGTCTAAAGGTGGTTTGTGGGCAGGAATGGCAATAGCTTCATTTGGTGGTGGTATCGTAACTTTTGTTGCTGATCGGATTTGGCGATGAAAGAAGGACTTCTTTCAGGCAAGGTTTGCCCACTTCCTACTCAGGACATAGTGTTAAACCTAAAAAATAGAAACAATGCGTTCAAGAACTTTGGATATGGTGCGCCCAATCCAGATGAACCTAATGAAGCGTTTTGGCTAAAGAAAGCCAAGATGTATAACGCACCTACCGATGTGGTTAAAACCATGCTTTGCGGTAACTGTGCGGCATTTATTCAGACTCCAAAGATGATGGAGTGCATCAAAGGCGGCTTGGAAAAAGGCAAGGATTCAGAGAATGAACTTGACTATGACCAGCAGTTTATTGAGGCGGCTGATCTTGGTTTCTGTGAGTTATTCCATTTTACTTGTGCGGCGGCTCGCACTTGTGATGCTTGGAAATCTGGTGGTTCAATCAAAAAGGATTAATATGAAAGCTAAACCTAAAACTCCCGCTAAAACCCCTAAAAAGGGTATTCCTGTAACTGTTATGGTTGCTATTGGTAAACCAAAGGGTTTGCCGATGCGTGGTGGCAGGACTGCTACCAACATGATGAAGAAATCTTCAAGAGGTAAATAATGGCATCTTTAACATCTCCTATTACGCTCCTTAATGCCGTTGTTGCAACTGGTGCATCAACAGCCGTTCAGGTTGATTCTGGTCAACCAGCATTCTTGCAAGTTTCAGGCATTACATCAGCTACTGTTGCATTGCAGGGTAGCCTTGATGGAACAAACTGGTCAACTTTAGGGACTGCATTGACTGCTAACGGCATCGTTACTGTCCAAAATGCACCAAAGTATTTGCGAGCAAATTGCACTGTTTATGTAACTGGCACGATTACCGCCAAAATCATGTACTAAGGAGAAACCCTATGAAGATGACTAAGCCACAGAAGAAAATTAAGAAAGTCATGGGTGAATTCAAGGAAGGTACTTTGCATTCAGGCAAAGGCGGTAAGGTTGTGACTAATCCTAAACAGGCGGTTGCCATTGCTTTATCTGAAGCTGGTAAAGCCAAGAAGAAATGAAAACTGGACTTTACTCAAACATTAACGCAAAAAAGGCTCGTATAGCCGCAGGGTCTGGTGAGAAGATGAACAAGGTAGGTGCAAGGGTGCACCAACAGCGGCAGACTTTAAACAGGCGGCAAAGACTGCAAAGAAGCCTAAAAAGGTGAAGTAGATGAAATCTCCAACTTGGCAAACAAAAGCTGGTCAAAATCCAAAAGGCGGCTTGAATGCCAAGGGTAGATCATCTTATAATGCAGAAACTGGTGGTAATCTGAAGCCTCCAGTAAAGTCGGGGGATAACCCTCGCAGAGCAAGTTTCTTGGCTCGCATGGGCAACATGGCTGGTGCAGAGTACAAGAATGGTGAACCAACAAGACTGCTTCTTTCGTTGAAGGCTTGGGGTGCAAACTCCAAGGAAGACGCAAAGACAAAAGCTAAAGCTATATCCGCAAGGAACAAAGCGAAGGCAAGCAGATGACCTATTTAGAACTTGTAAATGATGTATTAGTTAGGTTGCGTGAGACAACTGTTTCGACTGTTTCCGAAACATCTTATTCCGCTTTAATTGGCAAGTTTGTCAATGATGCCAAGCGTCAGATTGAAGATGCTTATGCTTGGAATGTTCTAGGCACTACTATTACCCTGTCTACCACTGCTGGCACATACTCTTATGCCTTGACAGGCGCTGGTCAGAAGTTCCAAGTTATTGATGTGATTAATGTCACAAGCAATATTGGCATGAAGAATATTGATTTTGCTTCAATGAACCGCAAGCAGAATTTCTCCACTCCTGTAAGTGGCATCCCATCAGAATTTTGTTTTGATGGTGTGAATGGTAGCTATGACACTAAGGTAACTCTTTACCCTCGCCCTGATGGTGTGTATAGCATTCCATTTAGCCTTACAGTGCCACAGGCTACATTGTCTTCAGACGCAACAGTTGTTTCTGTGCCTGATGTTTTGGTGGTTCAGAATGCTTATGCTAGGGCTTTGGTTGAGCGTGGTGAAGATGGTGGTTTGACTTCATCTGAAGCCTATCAACTGTACAAAGCTATGTTGTCTGACTACATTGCGTTGGAAGGCACTCGTTACCCTGAGAATCAGGAGTTTGTGGCAGTATGAGCCAACAGATACAGACTTACAGTATCTCAGCCCCTGCTTATTTTGGGTTGAATACTCAAGACTCGCCTCTTGATTTGAATGCGGGTTTTGCATTGGTTGCGACTAACTGCATCATTGACCAGTATGGTCGTGTTGGTGCTCGTAAGGGTTGGGCTAGAGTTAATCCCTCAAGTGGTGATTTGGGCGCTAATGATGTTAAGGTCATCCATGAGTTAGTTCAAGCTGATGGCACTCTCACTGTTTTATTCGCTGGTAACAACAAGATTTTTAAACTTGGTGCAAGCAATGCAGTTACAGAACTTACCTATGGGGGGGGTGGTTCTGCACCTACCATCACAAATAGTAATTGGCAATGTGCATCCTTGAATGGCATTACCTACTTCTTCCAAACTGGTCACAATCCTTTGATCTATGACCCTGCTGTTAGCACTACAACATATCGTAGAGTTTCAGAGAAGACGGGTTATGCCGCTACTGTTCCTGATGCCGATATTTGTATCTCAGCCTTTGGTCGTTTATGGGCGGCAAATACTGCATCAATCAATTCGACTGTTTACTTTAGCGATTTAATTGCTGGTCATGTATGGTCTACAGGGACTGCTGGCTCTTTGAATGTCAACAATGTATGGGTAAATGGTGCTGACCAGATTACTGGTTTAGCGGCTCATAACGGGTTCTTATTCATCTTTGGTAAGCGTCAGATTCTTGTGTATCAGGGTGCTACTGCACCATCAACCATGTCGATTAGCGACACTGTTGAGGGTATTGGTTGCATTGCTAGGGACAGTATTCAGACTACCAGCACTGATGTGTTGTTCTTGTCTAATTCTGGTGTTCGTTCTTTGATGAGAACGATTCAAGAGAAGTCTGCTCCTGAGAGGGACTTGTCTAAGAACATTCGCAATGACTTAATGTCTGTGGTTGCTGGTGAGACATTGGCGAACATTAAATCTGTTTATTCAGAGCGTGAAGCGTTTTACTTGTTGACTACGCCAAGTATTAGTGCTGTTTGGTGTTTTGACACTAAGGCTTATTTGCCTGATGGTTCTGCAAGGGTTACAACTTGGGACTCAATCACGCCTAAGTCTTTCTTATCTCGTAGAGATGGAAGTCTTTACATTGGCAAGAATGGTTATGTTGGGTCTTATAGTACATACCAAGATTACGATACTTCTTATCGTATGTTGTACTACACAAACCATGCTGACCTTGGCAATCAGAATGTCACTTCAATATTGAAGAAATTGTCTACTATCGTCATTGGCGGTACAAATCAGACTGTGACATTCAAGTGGGGTTTTGACTTTAAGACCAACTACTTGTCTGACAACGACACTATTCCATCGCAAGGAGAGTCGTACTATGGGATTGGTCAATACGACAATCCTAATGGTCAAGTGGTGACAATTACCAATGCAAGTCCTGCTGTAATTACCTCAGTTGATGGTTCTGCTTTTGTGAATGACAACAATGTAACTTTGACAACAACTGGGACTTTGCCATCGGGATTAAGTACAGCAACAACTTATTACATTGTGAACACCACTGGAACTACTTGTAATTTGTCTACTACTTCAGGTGGTAGTGCAATCAATACAAGCAGTGCTGGCTCAGGAACTCACACACTTCAGCATACTTCTCCTGCCACAAGAACTGAATATTCTGATGGTGTTGCGTTACAGACTTTGGTTGTTTCAGCATCTGGTAGTGGTAAGGTTGTGCAGACGGGTTATGAATCAGACATAAATGGAACGCCTTTGTCTATTCAAAAGATTGAAATTCAAGCCAAGAATGGCAAACTGAGTTAATGGAGTAACTATGTCAGACTACACAAAATCAACGAACTTTGCCACTAAAGACAATCTGTCTGCTGGTAATTCTTTAAAGATTCTAAAAGGCACTGAACTTGATACTGAGTTCAATAACATTGCTACTGCTGTTGCAACTAAGGCTGATCTTGCAAGCCCTACCTTTACTGGCACTCCTACATTGCCTACAGGGACTATTGGTGTAACGCAATCAACAAGTGATGACAGCACAAAACTAGCTACAACTGCATTTGTGCAAGATATTGCATTAGCCATAAAACAAGAAATCTATCCTGTTGGCTCTATTTACACAAACTCAAGTGTTAGCACTAACCCTGCAACTTTGCTTGGTTTTGGTACATGGACAGCATTTGGTGCTGGTCGTGTCATGGTTGGTTTTGATTCAGGTAATGCGTTGTTTGACACTGCTGAAGAAACTGGTGGTAGTGCAGATGCAATAACTGTAAGCCACACTCACACAGCAACATCTACTGTTACTGATTCTGGTCACAATCACACAATTGGTTTTTCAACACAACTGTTGCAAGGTGGCGGTTTTGGTGCTTTGGTTCAAACTGGTTCAACCTCCACAAGCACAGCAACAACAGGCATTACTGTTGCAACAACAAATGCCTCTACTGGCTCAAGTGGCACTAACGCTAACTACCAGCCATACATAACTGTATATATGTGGAAAAGGGTTTCATGAAAGAAGTTTCTTGTAAATATTGTGAGAATAAATTTCTAGCAACAAGATCAGATGCGACAAGATGCAATGATTGTAGAAATAAATATTTACAAAATTACAGGAAATTAGATACAACAAAAAAGAGAAGGCAAGAACAGCACAAAGCACTTAGACAAAAAGCGTTTGAAGGTTATGGTGGTAAATGTTCTTGTTGTAATGAAAAAAGATTTGAGTTTTTAGCAATAGACCATGTAAATGGTGGTGGAAGGAAAGAAAGGGAAACAATGTCAACAAATCAAATAGCAAGACTAATTGTTAATTCTAATTTTCCTTCTATGTATCGTGTTCTTTGCCATAATTGCAATCAAGCAATTGGTTGGTATGGAATTTGTCCACATGAGAAAGAGCGCACAGCATGATGATGCAAGACCCTGAATTTCGCATTACTCATCACTTCAGTGATGGGTTGTATGCCAAGGAGTCATTCTTTACGGCTGGAATGGCTATTCTGAAGCATACGCATAACTTCAGTCATTTGTCTATTTTGGCTCATGGCAAGGTTGCTGTTTTGCGTGGTACTGAGATTGATATTGTTTCTGCGCCAGCTTGCATAGAGATTGAGGCTGGTGTAACTCATGGCGTAAAAGCCATTACTGATTGTGTTTGGTTTTGCATTCATGCCACAGACGAGAAAGACCCGTCTAAAGTGGATGAGATTTTGATTAAGGGAGATTGATATGCCATTTAGTGCAGTATTAGGATATTTAGGGGCGCAAGAACAAGCATCTGCTACAGAGGCGGCGGCTAATACTTCTGCGGCGGCTCAACGTGAAGCGGCACGATTGGCGGCTGAAGCGGCTAGATTTCGCCCTGTAGGGATTACTACTCGCTTTGGTAGTTCTAACTTTCAAATGTCGCCTGAAGGCTACTTAACTGGTGCTGGTTACACAGTTAGCCCTGAACTCAAAGCCTATCAAGATCGTTTGATGGGTCTTACTGGTGGTGCTTTAGGTCAAGCAGAACAGGCTCAACAACAGTATGCACCTTTGCAGACTGCGGCTACAGGCTTGTTTGGCTTGGGTCAGCAGTATCTTGCACAGAGTCCTCAAGATGTTGCGGCTCAATATATGCGTCAGCAACAGGATTTGCTTGCCCCTAGCCGTGAACGTCAGATGGCTCAGTTGCAGAACCAGTTGTTCCAACAAGGTCGTGGTGGATTGTCTGTAGGCGCTACAGGAGAAAGACCAAGTGGTGCGGCAGGATTGGGTGCTACAACTCCTGAGATGGAAGCCTACTACAACGCTATGGCTCAACAAGATGCTCAGTTAGCGGCTCAAGCACAACAGGCTGGTCAGCAGAATGTTGCGTTTGGTACGGGATTGTTTGGTACTGGTGCTAATTTGTTGGGTCAATACCAAGCTGGTCAGGTTGGCGCATTGAGTCCATTTACGGCTTATTTGGGTACAGGTCAGTCTATTGAGCAGATGGGTCAACAACCTTTGACCTTGGGTGCTGGTTTAGGTGGTCAAGCGGCGGCTTATGGTGCTAATGCTGGTGCTAGTTTGCTTAGAGGTGGATTGAGTGCGGCATTGACTGAACAACAAGCTAATCAAATTAGCCCATTAGGTTCTTTCCTTACTGGCGCATCTAAAGACCCAAGACTGCAAACTGGATTTGAAAAAATGTTCAGTGATTACACAATGAACAGGAATATTGCTGGTGCAGTTCCACAAAGCACCCCATTTACTCCAATGAGTAGTACGGATTTAGACGCTTTAATAAGCGGGAATTATGGTCAACGTACAACTCAAGGCTATAACCTTTGGTCTAAATAAGGAATAATCATGGCAACCTCAGACATTCTCGGTTTATTTACTACTCCTGAACAGTACCAACAGTCTCAACGTCAGGCGCAAGAGGCTCAGGCTATTCAATATGCACAACTTGACCCTACGGCGCAAGCACAGTATGGTTTCTATCGTGCTGGTCAACAGTTGGGTGGTGCTATTGGCGGTGCTTTGGGTGGTGAAGACCCACAGTTAAAGTTGATTTCACAGCGTCAGCAAATCCTTGGGATGATTGACCCAACAAACCCTGATTCATTTGCTCAAGGCATTCAGATGGCATTGCAAACTGGCGATACACAAACTGCTTTCCTGTTGCGTAATGAGATGATGAAGGCAAAGGAACAGGCTCAACAACAAGAGATTCGTGGCTTTGAGCGTGAGAAGTTTTTGCTTGATCGTGGTTTGGGTATGAAACAGCGTCAAATGGAAGCTAGAGCATTAAGCATTGCTAACGGCATTGACCCTGACACTGGCTTGCAAGGTAAATCAATATTGAATGAGAAAGGTGAGGTTGTTGATACCCAAGCACTGAAACCATTGATTGACCCAACAACCAAAAAATTCAACCAAGATGTTGCAAATACACTAATTTCTGAGTATGGGCAAGTTGGGGTTAATATTGTCAATCAAAGACTTCAAGGTGTACAAGGTGTTGAGTCATTGCAAACTCAAGAACTTGCTAGACAACTGTTTAATGAAGATGGCACTAGAAACCCTGAAATTGAGAAAAAATTGTCAGTCACTGTTAAGGGTCGTGAAATTCTCAAGCAATTTGCACCAGAAACTAAGGAACTCAAGAAAGGCGAAAAACTTATTGAGCGTCAACCTGATGGTAATTGGAAGATCATTACCCCAGAGGGTCAGCCCGTTCAAACAGCCACATCCGATAATGCAGTTCAAGCATTGATAGCTGGTAGGGCAATACATCCAAGTGTTTTGCCTTACGCACAACAACTTGCTAAGAACTTTGCCAATCTTGATTTTGAAGATCAAAATGTCTTGATGGAAAAATTGACAAGACTAAATAGTGATGCAAAAAGCACAGAATCTAGTATGAATTTGAGACAAGATATTTTTGAGTCCAATCAAACTTTTAGAAATGTCATGGCAAGTAGTTCGGCTGGAATGAGGGAGTTACAAAAAGAACTTATCCAACTCAAAATTGATCAAGCAAAACAAGTACAAGCTAAAGCCGCCGATGGTAAAGAAATTAAAATTGGTGAATCAACTAAACTTTCAGATCAATCTGTAAAGGTTGATAAACTCGTTGATATATCACAAAAATTTCAGCCTAGATTTGCTGGCTATCCAACTGATGCCGCTGGTAATGTTGCTGTATGGGCGGCTGGTAAGTCAAATGACCCTAATGATGTTGCTTTATTCCAATGGTGGCAGAATTATCAAGACCATGTAAACACAGTCAGAAATGATTTGTTTGGTGCGGCTTTGACTGCACCAGAAAAAGCTGAGTTTGAAAAATCAATGGTTACTAAAGGTATGAGTCCAACTCAGGCACAAACCAACTTAAGACGTCAAGCAGATGCGGCTTTAAAAGCATATGACAAACTTGATAAATCATTACGGGTTCAAGGTTATAGCAGGTCTGCTTTGGATGTGTTGAAGCCTACAGGATTTGGTGAACCACCTCCAGCAGAAATCCCAGTTGGTGTAACTGTCAAGAAGAAAGGTGGCTGACATGGCTAAATTCACTTATGAGATAAATATCCCCAATAGCGGTGTTTATGAGGTTGAGTCAGATCGTGAATTGACAGATGCACAGGCATATCAATATGCCTTGCAACAGGCATCTCCTCCTGTTGCCACAAATCAACAAAAACCAACTCAAGTGCCACAACCCAAAAGACCAATGTCTACTGGTGAGGTTTTAACAGGCGCTGTTATGAACTTTCCAAAGTCTTTTGGTTCTATGGTTGGTGATGTTTACGAAGCAGTCACAAGTCCAGTAGAAACTATCAAAAGTGTTCTTGATATTGGCGCTGGAACATTACAAAATCTGTTGCCTGATAAGGTTGTTGACTTTGTAGGTAGAGATCGGGCATCCATTGATAAAGCAAATTTGGTAAAGCAATTCTATGTAAATAGATATGGAAACTTAGAAAACGCAAAGCAAGCATTAGCAAGTGACCCTGCTAGTGTTTTATCTGACTTGTCTGTCTTCTTAACTGGTGGTGCTGGTATTGCACCTAAAGCAAGTACAGCATCTAGAGCTTTAACCACAGCCGCAAAGGTTACTGACCCATTAAGCATTATTACAGCGCCAATAACTTATGGCGCTAAAGGAATTGCTCCAACTTTAGGCATGACTACAGGCGCTGGTTCAATGGCTATTGAAGAGGCATACAAAGCTGGCAAAGAAGGCGGCGTAAAGGGTAAATCTTTCACAGAAAACTTGCGTGGTACTGCTGACCAACTTCAAGTTCTTGAGGATACAAAATCTAACTTGCAAGCAATGATTCAAGAGCAACAGAATTTATATCGTTCTGGCATGGTTAACATTAAGGCGGACAAATCTGTTTTAAATTTCAATGACATTGATACTGCATTGCAAAAAGCAAATGATCGTGTTTACTTTAAAGGAGTGGCAAGAAGTGAAGATGCTGCTGGATACCTTACAAAAGCAAACAAAATTATTGATGATTGGAGAAAACAAAATCCAGCAGAATTCCATACACCTGAAGCACTAGATGCTTTAAAGCAAAAAATCTATGATGATGTTTTGTCTAATATTCCAATCAATCAAAAAAGTTCAACTGGAATCATTGGAGATATTTACAATTCTGTAAAGTCAACCATTCAAAGACAAGCCCCTACTTATGCAGACACAATGAAGGCTTATGCTGATACAGCAGAGCAAGTTCGTGAGATTGAAAGATCATTGTCTCAAGGTAAAAAAGCATCTGCTGATGCTGGTTTGCGTAAACTTCAAACTGTATTGCGTGATAACGCAAGCACAAACTACGGGCAACGAGCCAACTTGGTGAGTCAACTTGAGGCTACATCACCTAGTTTGGGTGGTGGTATCCCGATCAAGCCAGCACTTGCTGGTCAGGCTTTAAACAAGGTAACTCCTAGAGGGATCACGGGAATTAGTACTGTTCCTGCTGCTGTAGGTGTTGGTTCATTGTTTTCAGCCCCTGCTAGTGCCGCATATCTAGCCGCCAGTTAAGTTAGTTGGGTTTGTATTTACACCTTCAACCACAAAATTAGATAAAGGTGGTCTGAATCCTGATGGTT